AAGATTAACTCAGTCTGAAAGGGATGCATTGTATGAGGGTAGAATAAACCCAATAGCAACATTCCCTGCAACTGGTGTATGCGTTTGGGGACAAAAAACACTACAAGGTCGTCCTTCTGCTCTTGATAGAATTAATGTCCGTAGATTGCTCATTGCTGCTAAGAAGTTTATTGCTTCTTCTACAAGATACCTTGTATTTGAACAAAACACTTCACAAACAAGAGCTCGATTCTTGAATATTGTTAACCCATATTTAGAATCAATTCAACAACGTCAAGGTTTGTTCTCATTCCGTGTAATCATGGATGAAAGTAATAACACACCTGACATAATAGACCGTAATATTCTATATGGTCAATTGTTCTTGCAACCAACAAGAACTGCTGAATTCATAATTCTTGACTTTAATGTTCAATCAACGGGTGCTTCATTCCCAGGAGCATAATTAAATAATAAAGGGGCAAGTTAATTCTTGCCCCATATTTTTAAAAATGACTATATTTATAATAAAGCATATTGTATTTTCGGAGATTTAAATGGCTGAATTACTTAATTCCAATGAGATATTTTTTACCCCATTTGAGCCAAAACTTCAGAATCGCTTTATAATGTACATTGAGGGCGTTCCTTCTTGGTTGGTAAAAGGTGCTGGAAGACCTAATATAAACTTCAATCCAATTAAATTGGACCACATCAACGTATATCGTAAAGTAAAGGGTAAAGGTGAATGGCAGGATGTCACAATTAAACTATATGACCCAGTAGTACCATCAGGTGCTCAGGCTGTAATGGAATGGGTTCGTCTATCACACGAATCAGTTACAGGTCGTGATGGTTATTCTGACTTCTATAAAAAGGATATAACATTCTTCACACTTGGCCCTGTTGGTGATAAGGTTGAAGAATGGACATTAAAAGGAGCATTCATCATAGCAACAACGTTTGGTGAAATGGATTGGGCAAACGATGCATTTGTTGAGATTTCTCTCACATTGGCATATGATTATGCGATACTCCAATACTAATTTTACATTTTTTTGTAAAATAGTTTAAAAAATATCTATTTTTAGAAAATTGCCCTATATTTATTGATGTAATGTTAATGAATATAGGGTTTTGTTTTTTATTATGACAACACACAAAAGAACTATCCTTGTAACAGGTGGTTTAGGTTTTATAGGCAGTAATTTCATAGATATGATACTAAACTTGGGTATTATTACCTTGGATCGTATCGAAATAATCAATTTAGATGCCGTAACATATGCCGCAAATCCAAAAAATGCAAAAGAATTTGAAGATAATCCAAAATATACCTTCTATAAAGGCAGAATAGAAGATACAGAATTTGTAAAAGACATTTGTATCAAACATGACGTGGAAGGAATAATAAATTTTGCAGCCGAATCACATGTAGACAGATCTATAGAAGACTTTAAACCGTTTTTAGATACTAATGTAATTGGAACACTGTCACTTTTAACGGTTGCTAAAGATTTGAAACTAAAAAAATTCGTTCAAGTATCCACAGATGAAGTTTATGGTAGTCTTGAATTAGATTCAAACGAAAAATTCACAGAAAACTCTCAAATATCACCAAATTCACCTTATTCGGCAGCAAAAGCTGCAGCTGATGGGTTTGTTAGGTCATTTTATCATACGTATGGAGTTCCAACAGTAATAACACGGTGTTCAAATAACTATGGACCTAAACAACATACGGAAAAACTGATACCCTTGATGATAAATAACGCATTAGATGGTAAAAAACTACCAATATATGGCGATGGATCAAATGTTCGTGATTGGATTCACGTAAATGACCATTGTAGAGCAGTTTGGCTTGCATATGAAAGGGGTAAAAACGGTGAAGTTTATAATGTAGGTTCTGATAATGAATGGTCTAATGGTGAATTAGTAAGAAAAATTTTATCTATCATGGATAAATGGTCTGCTAAAATAGAATATGTAAATGACAGATTAGGACATGACAGACGTTATGCTATAGATTCATCAAAAGCAAAAGAAGAATTGGGATGGGAACCAAATATTTCATTTGGTGAAGGTCTAAAATCAACAATTGATTGGTATATCTCCAATAAAGACACGTGATTTTTTAAAAATTGAATATTTATAGATAGAATATATGTTTTATTTAAACCTCTTAGGAATATTGTTATGACGAAAATACCAAACGCGTATAACTTACCAGAAAATTTAAACGCAGAAATGTCAGATGCCGAAATCAAAGAACGGTTACTCTCGGATTTTAAACAACAAGAAGTAAAAAAATCAAATTTTCCAACTGAAGTAGTTCCACTGCCTTCACGTGGTTTGTTGTATCCAGAGGGACATCCATTGTCAGATGGTTTCATAGAAATGAAATATATGACAGCAAAAGAAGAAGATATTTTAACTTCACAAAATCTTATTAAGCAAGGTGTTGTATTAGATAAATTGTTTGAGTCTCTGATTGTAACACCCGTTAATTACGGTGATATTTATAGTGGTGATAAGAATGCTATAATGGTAGCCGCTCGTCTTTTAGGTTACGGTAATGACTATACCGTAGAAATAGACGATCCATTTTCTCCAGGAACTAAACAAAAAGTAACAATAGATTTATCTCAAATCGAGCACAAGGAGGTCGATTACAGCTTATTTGAGAACCGCAAGAATGAATTTGATTTTGAATTACCAAATTCTAAGCGAGTAGTAACGTTTAGATTGATGACTCATGCATTAGAAAAACAAATTGAGACTGAAATCAAAGCGAGTAACAAAACTATAATAAAGACTGGAATTGACAGGGAATTAACAACGAGACTCAAACATATTATTATTGCAGTTGACGGTGAATCAGGACGTTCTAATATTAATAATTTCGTTGATAACGAATTATTTGCAGTTGATTCACGTGCATTGCGTTCTTATATGAAACAAATATCTCCAGATTTAGATATGTCATTTACATTCATATCTGATGCTACTGGTGAAGTAAAGGAGTTGGACATCCCGATGGATGTCTCCTTTTTTTGGCCTAACTCCTGATTATAAACTCGGTCTTCATAGAGAATTATTTTCTTTGTGCTATTATACAAAAGGAGCATTTACTTGGGGTGATGTATATTCTATGCCAATTCATTTGCGTAGATTCTACATAAAAGAAACAAGCGATGCTATAGAACGTGAAAATAAACAATATGAAGATAGTAATAAATCTTCGGGTACATATCACCAACCAAATGTTTCTAACCCTGGATCATTGTATTCGAGATAAACTATTTTTCGGCAATAAATTCATAGTCTACATATTTATAGATATGTAGACTTTTTTATTTCAACCACTTGGTGATTATTAAATGGCTAAGAAACGAACAACACAAGCACCGTCAACTAAAAAGCCAACAGCACAACAGTCGAGTTCTCAGCAAGGAAACGATGAGTCTAAACAGACTCAAATTTCTGATTTGTTAAAACGCCGTAAAGAGTTAGAATCTGAAATACTTGCTATTAAAAAACAAATATTCACCGAAGATAAAAATGATGCTGAACAGTTAGATAAGATTAATCGGTTTGAAATAAAAAGAAATAAACATATAAAAGAATATCACGATATATCTGAAAAAATATCCAAGTTAAGAAAAGAAGAGTTAGATAATCTTATAAAGATAGAAAAGTTAGAGAAAGAAAAAGAAAAGCGTCAAAAAGAAGAAGAAAATAAAATAAAAAGTATAGAAGAACACACCGAAGAAATATACGAATTGCAAGAAAAATCTTTGGTTTTAATGCGTTCAATGTCAGAACAAACCCAAAAACAAGCTCAACAGATGGGATTAACTGCATCTAATGTCAGAGCTTTAACTGCTGAAATAAAGGATGCAAACCTTTCAATATCGAACTCGGTAGAAGTAAGCAGAAGTTTTGATAAAAACCTAACATCCGCAATGAATATTGCAAAAGAATTAGATTCTATAGAAGGCAAAATGGCTGAAGGAATAGAAAATTTGGCAGATAAAGAATATGAGATGTTAGATTTATACGAGACTGAAAGAAAATTAAAAATGGCAATGGCTCAGTTAGATATAAATGCTTCTAAAATGGGTGTAGAACGATATATGGTTCTTAGAAAAACACTAGAAACCTACTCAGCACAATTAAAAAGAATACAAAGTGTCAATAAAGGATTGTCCGATCAATCAAAATTATTGAACGCATCAAAAAAGGCAGCTGCATCAAGTTCGCAATCAACAGCAAAAATTTCCGAAGATAATAATAGAGAAATGACTAAAGCTGGAGAATCCCAAGCTAATGCATTTAATAGAGCTATGAGTAGGGGAATGAATAAAGCTGGTGGTTGGGTTGATACATTAGTTACAAAAATAAAAAATGGAATGTTATGGGCAGTTGACAAAGTAAAAAATGGTGTAAAATCTGCTTTGGGATTTATATGGGATATGATAACAAAAGTGTTTAGTCTGTTTTTCGATGCTATTGTTGATGCAGACAAAAGATTAGCAGAAATATCAAAAACATTCGGTGTAAATAGACAAACAGCGATGGACTTAGAAAAATCATTTGCTAAGATGGCACTTTCCATGAATCTCATAGGAATTAATTCAACACAAATACGGGAAACCGCTCAATATATGGTGGAAGAATTTGGTGTAGATGTCAACACACTTGTTAATAAAAGTGTCTCAACTGGTGTACTTCAGAACATGACAATACTAAGAGAGTCGTTTCAAGCAACAAATGAAGAAGCAAGAAGCTTCTTAGAACTGAGTGTTATAACTGGAAAAAGCATGGACGAACTGGCCTTTACTGTAGACAAAATGAGTAAAGGTATTATGAGTAACAAAACAGCATTTAAGGCTTTGGCAAGTATACCAAATGCTATGCGTATAAATCTTAAAGGTTCGGTTGCTGAAATGGCAAATTTTGCTATGAAAGTAAAACTAATGGGATTAGATTTCAATAAAATAGGTCAAATGCA